TCATATCAACTGCTTCAGAATCAATACCTTCTACCTCAACTGTATGGTCAGCTCCTAACTGAGAAAATATTTTATTAAATTTTTCAGTTCTCGTTGGGTGATGATTATCACCTTCAAATGTTCCTTTGGTTGATGGAGTTTCACCATCTGCTTCATTATATCCATTGTCGGTTAACCAATTTAGCTCATAATGCTTACCTAACATAGATGGTAAATACTTACCGACATATGTGAATGAACATTGACAAGTAATATGTTTTGGAAATTGTAATCCATCATCAAGTTCCCAAGTCGAAGTATCATTTACTTCCATACTCAAACTATCGAGGAATCCTGGTGAATCGTACATATCCCCAAGAGTTAAATTTATAAATGGTGCTACCATTCTATTGTTTTCTCCGTAAGATGGATAACACAATCCAATTAAATAATTTAATTTTTCTAACAATACAGGAAATTCTTGTTTAGTCTTTGGATATATTTCAAATGAAAAACTTATCTTTCTTTCTGTTCCTGTGTAGACATAAACTTGGTCAGGTCGACCAATATATCTCGTTCCTGTCCATTCAGGTGTAACACTATCCGATATACCACTTAATATTGCCCTAAATACGATAAATTTATCATTAATTAAATCTTTGAATTTAAACTTAATAAAATCATCTACTGGCATCGGTACATCTTGGTTATCCAAACCATAAGGCACCATATTTATCTTATCGGTAGCCGTTGTTAGATATCCAACCGTAGAATCTTTATCTCCACCTTTAATTTTACCAAGTGCCTCATCAATACTTACGGGTGATTGATAACCACCAGCATGTCCTGTATTTCCTACCAATTTACCACCCATTCCATGTTGAACGGTTGTTAATTTTAAAACTGCCTGTAATTTATCAGTTTCTTTACCCGCGTCCTCAAATTCCTTATAATACTTATCTTGTTGTTTAAGAGTATCATCACTACCTTCCATTATCGAAATATCAAATGAATCAAGTGCTAATTCTTCGGTTACTTCGGCATCCATGTAATTCCAAGACGCGTTAAATATTTCCATTGGAGTCAATCTATTTTCGTATCTATGACCTAATTGTGAATAAGGAGTTGAAATCCATCCCACTCTACCTCTACCTACGGGTGAACCTGCAGTTCCGTTCATTCCCACATGGGCATCACCTTGACCAAAGGCACCTCTTTGACTAAAAGTAACATTTGTTGGTATTTTTGGTGGTCGTCCAAATGGTGCACTTGAATTTCTTAAATCTGTTAAGTTTACAGAACCCAAATCATTACCTTTAAATGATATAGTTTGTGTTGCATCATCCGTTGTATCACCTGCTATCATTCTATTGGTCAAAAATCTTAATCTACCACCTTTACCCTCAGCGTTAAAATCAATAGCACCAAGTGCACTATTTAATGAGTTGAGTTTTGCGTCCATATCACCAAGAAAATCACCTACATCACCAACAACCGTTTGTGCCGATTTAAATGCACCTACTACTTTCTTTCCAAAATCACTTTTATTCAATTTTCCTGCGAGAAATCCACCTGCTATTGAACCAAGTGTAGGACCATCACCACCATCATCCGTATCATCGAATAAAGGCCCGAAGTCTGCCTGATTCATATAAGTTCCACCACCAATGTGTCTTGTGGCGTGAATAAAAGGTGGAACTGAGGCTTTTAGTGCAGCCAAACTAAATTCTCTTGTTTCTTCTCTTGGATTTAGTTGTTGAAGTACATTTTGTTTCGTAATCCATAACTGACCTGTTGGTGTTTCCAACCATCCTTCAACTCTTTGAAAATCTTCTCCTGCAAAATGAGACTTTAATGTTATCTCGTTGGATGTATCAACTCTTGTTCCTATTTCTTTTCTAATTAACGGATGAGTTCCTTCGTAATCGAGAACCTTATATGGCCATATACCCTCTGTAACTAAATTATCACTCATAAATTGTATGGCTAAATAACTAATGGCATTATAATTAGGTTCACTACTAATATAGAATTGTGGTCTTGGGTGCTGTGTTGGTGGTGGAGATTCTGGTAATGTTGGATAAAAATCAGGTGTAGTATTTCGACCACCACCGCCACCTGCGTCTATTTGATCTTCAAATGTTTCTCTTAACTTAAATCCTCTCCATGGAGTTCCGTGAGTCATTAAATATTTACTATAATAACTCCATCCGAATTGAGAATTTATACTGAATGCCAAATCATTTCTTGGATATGCATCAGGAATTGAAAATGTTCTCTGTTCATCACCAAATTCAGGATTTTTTGGTGTGGTGTAGTTTCCATTTTCATCTTCAAACATAGATGGTCTTGATGCCAATAAATCTATATTACCATAGTAGGTATTATAACCACCAACACCAGCAGTTGTATAATTTTCAAATTCTGGTTTTGTAGTAAGTCTACTTGTATAGGTTGATATTGGTAAGGTCGTTACTCCATATGCCCCTTCTGCTTGTGGTTCGAGATTAATTGTCTTTTCCCCTACCTTTCCATAGAATAAAGCGGAATCAACTTCGGCTATTGTGTGTGATAATGGTGTTAATGCGTATTGACCAACAGGTCCGAGTTCTGATTTGTGTGTTCTCCTATCAACATCCTTTGTAAATCCTCTCGGTTGTAATCCTGGTTCAGTAAATCCCCTTCCTTGTTTTGTACCATCCATGTTGTTTGCCAATCCATAAGGACCTCTTGAACCTGGTGGAGTATCTATGGGGCCAAATTTAGATTCCATCCCTTCTAATGATTTTGGGTTTGGTCTTTCGTAATAGGTAGTTCCATCTAATTTTGGTGATTTACCTGTACCAGCCTTTTCATAGTCCGTCCATTTAAAATTTGATAAATCTGTTACTAAGTCTTTTAATGCCATATTTTTTCTCTATCTATTTGCAAATGCACTTTCTCTTTTACGATTTGCATCTCTATGTAATTTTTCATTTTGTGCCATTAAGCCTTTGAGTAATTCATTTGTTTCACTCATATCACCTTGAACAAATCCTGTCCCTTGTTCCATTCTCGGAACACTTGGAAGTATGTGACCACTCTGAGTTGGGATGAATAATTCAGGTCGTTTCTCACCAACGATATAAGGATTACCAGCTCTAACTGGACCTCCTTGTTCTCTACCTTGAAAAGCAGCGACACCGAGTCCACCAGCTCCTCCAATTCCTGCTCCTATCAAACCACCCTTACCAGCTCCAGCCAACATACCTTTTCCTAATCCACCCAAACCACCTTTTATTGCTGCACCAGCCATCGTTCCAAGTGTTAAACCACCCCATAAAGCTCCACCAAAACCAACAGCGGCGGCCCCTAATACGGCACCTAATAGTGCACCTGCGGCGACTCCCATGAGAACTGCCTTATATCCTTTTTCTTGTTCCTTTGTACTTGCCTCTTGGTCTTTTAAAAGTGTTGCCAGTTGTTCACCTTGTAATCCAATAGCCTCTCCTAACGCCTGTCTTTGGACGACATTTAATTTAGCGAATTCTGCTTCTCCACCAGCCTGTCGTTTAACTTCTTCCATCATTTGTTTTAAATCACCACTAACTGCAAGTTGTCGTGCTTTATCTAAATTAATACTACGACCAAGTAACATACTTGCTTCTTGTTCTGCCTGTATTGAAGATTCGAAATCTAATAATTTTTCTGCTACTGAATTGGTTGCTTCTAAATTCAATCCCATCTTGGCTGCTGCGGCGGCCGCTTCTTCCATATTTTTACCACCATCCTTTGCAAAATTAGCAAACATATCAGCGTTAGATGCTATATCACCCATAACCTTAGATACCGACAATCCTTGTTTTCTGATATCCTTCATGAACATTGCTTGGTCTTTTAATGCCATATCCTTAGTTTGGTCGGTGATGGAAGTTTGTAATTTTAATATTTTAGCTTGGTCAGCGGCCTCTACACCAAATAATTTTGACCTTAACTTCATCAATAGAAGTTGTTTACTTGTAACCTCATTTAACGAACCAAACTCATTTAACATGGCTTTGGTTTCATCTGCGGCAAGTGAAGCCGCTAATGGTAATGATTTAAAACTAACTCCTAATTCCGTTACTAAGTCGATAGTACCTTTAATCATTTCACCTAATTTGGCTGCGGCAGATACGGCCAGTCCTATAAAAAATCCTTTCAATAAAATATTTCTAAATTGAGGATCAGTAATAAATGATCTTATCTTGAAAATCTTTTCTTCAAATCCATCTATAGCATTTAAAGATTCCTTCGACAATTCCATTTTTCTCGCAAAATCTTCACCACCACCTGCGGCTTTGATTATGTCATCAACTGAATCACCGAATTTTTGTGCATTTCCAGTTAATTCGTTAAATACTTCAGGATCTAAACCCTCGATATTTTCTAATCGAGTTGTTAAATCATTTACATAGTCTATCCCTTCAAACTCACCTGCTTCTATTGCAACCATGGCTTCTTTTCTAGCATCTTGTGCTATGTTATATGCCTCTTGTGCCGCTAAATTCTTTTTCTTTTCAGCCTTTAAACTCTCGTCTGCCGCATCTCTTGCATATCCTCTTGCGGCCTTTGCCATATTATTTTCTGAATCTGCTATATTGAGTTGTTGTAAAAGTGTACCTGTATTACTTTTTAGAAATTTACTATAATCTTTTGCTAAATCACGACTTTTTTTATCTTGTGAAATTTGTTGTTTTTTCTCTTTGGTTATCTTTTCTTCTTCTTCCTTTCGTCTCTGAGTCATTATCCATTGTTTACGATATTCCTCCTTGGTAACTCCACTTGCAGATAGGGAATGTCTTTTTTCAGCATAATCTAATTCGAACTGAGCTTGTTTGGCCCGTCTTTCAGCAGCTTTTGCTGCTCTTTCTTCAGCTGCAGCGTATTGTTCAGCTGTCTTAACATCTCTTGGTGTTATTTTAGCCATTGTGTTCCTTGATTAGTTTAAGTTTTAGTCATAAAACTATACTGAAAATAAAATTTTAATTATTTGGAATTTTTCTGATGGGCAAATCGTTTTCTTATTATATCACCTAATTCTTTGTGTTGTTTCTCTAAATCTTTGACTGCCTTTCTGGCCTTTGGATCTTGAAGAATAGATTTTGTAAAGGCATTTGTTCTACCTTTTCTTAGGTTGTCAAAAAATTTACTTATCACTTTGTCTAATTTACTCATGTTGAATTCCTTAAAATGATTAAAACTATCGTATTTAGTTACTAATAAATATCTAAAAATCTATTTTTTGAATCTTGGCCTGTTGGATTTTTGTTGAGCCTTTTTCATATCTTCAGCTTCTTTTTTGTAGTGTTTTGTTAATCGTTGAAGATAGAATCGGCGGAGATAAATAGGCATATTATACCCATCTTGGAATGATATTCCACCTCTTGAGTGGAAAATTAATTGAAATATTTCTTCGTGTATGTCTGGTTTATTACTTGGTTGAAGGCCAAAAAAACTGAGTGGTCATCGGGACCACTATCTCCTTTTCATCACCAAGTATGGATAAAAACTTGTAAGTCATATCAACATCAGGAACACATTTTTCTATTTCGGTTCTGAATGCCAAAGAATCAACTGAGAGAAATTCATTATCTACAAAATTATTAATAAATGATTGTTCTGAATTACCATCAACGGATGTTATTCTTCTTTTTAATCTTGTGGTCATTTCATGTTTTATTTCTGCACCTATTTTTTCAAGTGCCTCAAGTTCTTTCTCAATAGACTCGTCATCACCCCAAGTTAATATTTTATAAGTTAATTTTCTTTTAGAATTTGGTAGTGTAAATGAAAATTCGTTCTTTCCCTTTTCATATTTGGATAAATCTATTTCTTTATCTTTTAAAGATGTTAAATCTATACTTACTTCCTCACCATCCAAATCTACCACATATTCTTTTCCGTATCCTAAAACTCTTGAGGCTATCATAATAGCATTTTTATCACCAATCAAAATATCTTTTGGATTAATATCTTTATTAACAATTAAAGATTCTAATAGTTTATCTATAGCTAAACCTTTTTGAATCAAGTTAGCCGATGTTAAAATATCTTCTTCTCTTGCCGTCATATATTTTAATTCAACTTGACCTGATGATAGTGGATTTTCAGGTGGATAGAAATGTCCTTTTGAAGGCAAATCTATGACTTCTGTGGGAAACTGGCGTTTTTCTTCTGCCATTATATTCTCCTTTGTATTTTATTTGTATTGTATGTATACAATATAACCAATTATAAAACTAATACGGCTGGGTATCGTTTGTGATACCCAGCTAAATTATTTACTGTACATTGGGATTTGATTTCCCAACAGCATCTCTGACGGAATAAAGACCGAAAGATCCTAATAATGTCCAAACAACTTCAGGTACTTGGTCTACAACACCTGCTGCTTGAAGAACACCAACAACACCAGCAACAACTGATGTCCAAATGGTCTTTGACTTCCACCATTGCTTATCTGCTATGACTTGCATATTTGACTCCTTATCTTTTTATTAAAATATTTAGAATTGTAAGATTGCGTAATCGTATCTCAATGTAAGAGTAATGTCTGCAGGATCAGTAGTGTTTGACCAATCCAAGTCATTAAAATTAGCATTGGTTATGAATGTACCTTTAAGTGTCCATTCCTCTACTTTATCACCAACGGGTCCTAAAACATTAATAGTTACATCTTTTTTGTAAAAGTCTGAATATCCATCTCTACCCGTAACTGACTCATGACCTAATCTAACCCATTCCATAACTGCTTGTGCTCCACTTGGAACAATCGGGTCATATAAAGTGATTTCTAATTCTTCCCATGCACCTTTACCTTTGACATATCTCTTTACATTGATGTGGTCAAGTTCAATAGTTTCAAAGGCAATTGAAGGTCTATTTGCTGTCTTAATAAGATAGGCTGGAATACCTTCTATATACATGATATACCGATTTTTCGTTTTCGGTTCAAACGGTGTAAACATTATTTCAGAAGGATCTAATAATTCTGCCATTTTTAATCTCCAATAAATTTTTTTCTCATCTATAAATATCAGTTTTTGTAAAAAACATCACATTCAGTTTTCTTAGTTTTATAGAAGTTTTATTCTATCTTCATATATAAATATACAAGGCAACAAAAAACCCCTCAAAAAAGAGGGGTTTTTGTTTTAGTTAATCTATTGATTAAACTTATTCAGGAAATGCTGCTCCTGTTGGTTGTACTATGAAGTCCAATACAATAAACTCAGCTGTCCGTGTAGGTTGAATAAAGATTTGACCAACCAACTGATTTCTATCTACTACATCAGCTGTATTGTTGGTGTCATCCATAACAACTCTGAATGCTGACAAACCACTATTAGCTTGTACTGATTCTAAGAACGGATTAACTATGTTTAAGAAACGATTTCTCGTTGCTGCGGTATTTTGTTCAAAGACCAAGTATCTACTTGAAGATGCGATAAACTTCTTGAGTTTAATTAACAATCTTCTTACATTGATTCTATCAAGTGCAGATGGTCTGGCTTGTAGGGTTTTTTGTCCCCATACACACACACCTTGACCTGGGAAAGAAGCGATTGGATTAACTCTATCTTCGTAAAGGTCATCCCTTTCTGAATGAGTCAATCTTGTTTGTGCTTCTAACACACTTGTCAATCCACCACGATTCAAACCAGCTGGTGCGAACCATTCGTGAGCTACCTTATCTGTAAATGCTATAATTCCAGGTAACACAACTGATGGCGGAACCCATACAGGTAATGATGTATTTCTATCTACAATCTTTACCCAAGGATAATATGTTGCTGCGTAATTACTATCAAGTGCCGATACTGCTGATGTTGCAGTTGCTATCGTATCACCATATTTAGTACAATCCATTACATAAAATGCATCACCACGAGCTTCACATTTAGATATTGCGTGATTAGTAATCTTGGAATGTAATCCGTGAATTACACCAGGAGTTACCAACATATTAATATCAAACTCATCAGGATTACTGATTGCGTTAATTGCTTTCTTATAAGCTACCGTACCACCAGTTGATGAGGTTGAAATGTCAAATCCTTGTGTATTGGTATTGACAATATCTGAACCTACAAACTTAGGTGCTGCTGGATTAACACTATCGAATCCACCTTGAAATGGAACAACGAACTTTCTCTGTTTAATATGAGAAAGAGTTAATGTAATCTTCTCTGATGCATCTGAGTAAGTATCACCAAGTGTTGAAGCGTCAGCGTGTCCGAGTTGATCTTCCAAACTCATAGTGACATGCGAACCATTTCCAAAACTATTAAGTGGTGCTAAGTATTCTTCTGCGTCTGCGTTATCGAAGTCGTGTCCATAAAGTACATTACTATCAAACTCACTATTAGTATTCAACTGGTCGGATTTAATCTTCCAAGTTGGAACTGAAGTATCATCACTACCAAAAGGATTTTGAATTGCTGCGTGTCCCATTGGAACTACAGCTTTAGGTACTTCATTATTTGCAATAGCTGAAAAATCAGAAACATAGATGTATTTAGACATATTTGGCCAATCACCATTATAGGTAAGTTTACCATTTGCGTCTATTGTTACATATCTATCACCAATTCGTCTTGCAAAGTAATTAGGACTTGTAGGATCGAAATTCAATCCATCATATTGTTCTAATATATTATCTTTAGTTAGGTTATTGTCATTTAATCCAGTTTGTCTAACTTGAAGTGAAAATGAACCATAATCACTACCAGCTATTGAACCAGCTTTCTTGATATTTAGTATAGCAAGTTTGTACTTATTATTTACATCACTACCATGTGAACGAGATTTAACCCTAAACAAACTATATCTCGAATCACTAATTAATTGTGATTGTATGTATGGTGTACATGCGTTATTGTATGTTACTGCCAATCCAAGTGTACCATCTGAAACACTCAACTCATCAGTTGCTCCCCAAGAAAAACCACTCTGTTGGTACTTGAAGTTTTTATACAAATAAGCTGCTACTGTATTCTGACCAGACTTTTCAACTTGTGCATCCCTACTAAATACTTCGTCAATATATGTTGCGTAAGTACTTCCTGTATGAAATCCAAAAGTATAAGTTCTTGAGGTTAAACTATTTGCTCCCCAATTACTACCACTCAACACAAGTGAAGCTGATGCCCAATTTCCAGTAATTGTACTTCCTTCTAAATCAGCTAGTCCGTTTGCTCCACCTCTTGATGGTGCTAATATTGCGAGAGTTGTTGCTCCTGCTGCGGCTGAACCACCACTCAATGTAGTAGTTGTACTACCTGATTTAAATGTAAAACTATTACCTCCTGTACCTGAATTAGATGCACTTAGTATTAAGTTACCAGCTGAACGAGTACCACTCACACCAACTGTACTTGAAACAGCTGTTATTTTTGCTGCTAAATTAACAACACCAGTACTTCCAGTTGCTGCCAACGAGGAACTACCATTAAAGAAAAAGACCGCACCCACATCAGATGGAACTGGTGTATCAGATGCAACAAAATTGTAACTCACCCCACCAGTACCTACTATTGTAAATGTATCACCATCACTCATATTTGTAATGTGAACAGATGCATTAGAATGTGCTGCTGCGGTTGTCGAACCAATTTGAATTGCAAGTGAATCTACCGAATATCCAGATGTGTTAAGAACACGAACTATCGTTACTGTTCCAGCACTCCTTAAATATTGTTCTACCGCATATGGTGTGTAAAAGTTCTTGTTCGTTGAACCAAACATTTCCTCAAATTCAGGAAAATTTCGAATAATTGTAGGTACAAAAGCAGGTCCTTTTAATGTAGGTCCTACAATTGCTGCTCCAATTTCTGCTATTCCTTGAGGAAGAAATGATAGGTCACGCTCACGAGTAAACACACCCGGCGAAACGATTCTTTCTGCCATTTTATTTCTCCTATTAATATTATTTAGTCAAATAACTCTATTAGCCCTAAAAGGACTTAAAATATTTTATATAAATATCGCCTAAATTTCTCAAACGATAGATTTATAGGAGTTTATTTAAGTATTTGTAGATTCGGTAGTTTCTGATGGAGTAAAAACACCCGTAGCTGGATCTAAATTACCAGGTCCGTATTTATCGTTTAACTCCTTGACTATTTTTCGTTCATTTTCTTGAACTCCAGCGTAATCAACTTCTAATTGTGCCTCTGATTGTTCAACGGCTTCTAATTGCTGTTGTAATAACAACTTTTGAACTTTTAATTGTCCAAATTGAAGTTGTTTTTGTTGATATGCACTTTGTAAGTCTGATAACGATTTAAGCTCTTCTTCTGTGAACTTTGTATCTGCCATAACTTATTCTCCTTTGTTTATTATTGTATAACTTATACACTTATAGTATATATATATCAAGTAGATTTTTCTAATTCACTTTTTTCTTTAGATCTTCTACTTCTTCTTTTAATTCTTTGATAGATTCAATCAATAATGGTACTAATCGTTTGTAATCAACACCCAAATAACCATTTGCCCTTTCCGTTACTATTTCAGGTACTACTTTCTGAACTTCTTGTGCTATAACTCCAACATCATGTCCTCTTTCTCGTGCCCATCCAGGTGATTTCTCATTCCAATCAAATTCTACACCTCGAATATCACCTATCTTATCCAATGAACCTTTAATAACTTGTATATTGTCTTTAAGATTTTTATCAGATGCGTTATATGCTATAATGTCACCATCTGCTACTATATCACCACTTGCTGATATTGCTCCTGCGTTACCACCAACTGAACCACTAACATATAAACTACCAGTAATGGTTACACCGACATTTGTAGTTTCTAATTTTTTATTATTATTAAAGTGTAAATCAACAGAGTTTGCGGCGTTCAAAACCATCATAGTCTTTGAACCAGCTGCATTTTGGAATGTCTGAGTTCCACCTCTGTAAAATAAATTACCAGTTCCGTTATCCTTTATGTAACTATTACTACCATCGTGATAAAGTTGTAAATCGGCTGAATCACCAATTTCTATTTTACCATTGTCTGGTATAAAAATATTACCAAAAGAACCAGTCGAGGTTGATGAACCACTAACACTACCATCAAGTTCGAGTCCTGTTTCTAATGTTGTTCCAACATATTGATATGCAGTTATGTAAAGATATTCTGAATCTGTTGGATCAACACCTGAATTCATAAACTGAATAATACCAGTTTTATAATCAAATATATAATCATTAGTAGAAACAATATCACCACTACCTAATGAACCAGTTTGTAAACTATGACTTACAGCACTTGATTTATACAATACTGCCAAATATCCTGGCGTTGAATCTTCAGTTGTAGAAGTTGCTAATGAGGCATCTGAATATTTGGGTGATATAAAATTAGTTACTTGATTAGAATCAATTAACTGAGCACCTACTCCACTATCGCTTCCTGTTGGGTTTAGGAAAAACCAAGTTTCATTATTAAGATTTGATTTTGTTAATTTTTGTCGATACCAATATCTTGTTATGTTCTCACCACCAACTTGGTAATATGCTCCTATATCGGCACTTGAACTATGTGGTAATCCACTTGATGGAATTTTTGCCGCTTGTGTGTAAACCTCACCCGAACCTAAATCAAGAACATTAGTAAATGACTCTTGGGCAGTCGAAAGGGTATCGTGAGTATACCTTCTCGACGCGAGTAATCTACTTGACTTTGAACCTGAATCTATTAATGCCATTTCTTATCTCTAACTAAAAGTTAATGTTATGTCATCTAATGGTGTAGGATCACCTTTATATCTGACTATTATATATAGTTCGTTATCGTTACTATCTAAATACATTCCATCACTATTTCTTATTGGTATAGTATAAGTATTACTTGAAATACTACCACCAGTATTTCCATACAAACTAATTGCCGTACTAAATGGATTCTTGTGATTATCATTTGATATATCTGCTTCAATCAAGTTACTTGTAGTGGCTGTCGGATCGTATATCCGTGCAGTTCCCAAAGCACTATTATTACCACTATTTTTACCAGAACTCTCAAATAATATTGCACATGATATACCATCATCTGTTGAAGTCCATGCCTTTAATGTGTTATTATTAAGATTTACAGTCATACTTGTTTTTGTACCACCATCCGTTTGAAATCTTCTAATATAATACTTGTAGACAATATGTGAATTAAAATCTTGTGGATACCAATATCTGTAATCACCACCTGGATCTACCAAGAATCCTGGTTTTACTTGTAACTCTAATGAACCCGTTGATATTGTTGATAATTCATATGTTGTCGTCCAAGCAGTTCCATTAAATTCTTGAACATTATCTGCTAATTGTATTCTAAAATCTTCACCAGTAAATGTTTCTGTTGTTCCATCTAAGGCTCCACCATCGTATCCTTGTGCTCTACCATATATTCCTAAACTTCCACTTGCTACTGGCTGACCAAAATTTCCTGCAGTATGATATGTAATGGTTTGTGTATCCAATGTAGTTTGTGAATTTGCTCTATTTCTTGCCTTTGTTGCAACTGTAAATGTAGAATCGGTAAAAGTTGTGGATTGTTGAATATTATCATCGTTTCCACTATCAAAACTAACCGAAGCTGTAACTATTGCAATATCATCGTATCTTGGAACTCCACTATTTACTGGAGTACTTCCATCACTTTGAAAAACTTTTCCACTCGTCTGTATTGTACCACCACTTGTAGAAATCGTATCACCACTTATACTAACACTACCAACACCTACTGAACCTGCTGTCATATCTACTAATGTGGTTGATGCCCTATACATAGGATTAAACAAACCTGTAATTTTTGTTGACACTTCAAAAGTAGCATCTATTAAATAAGGAACACCACTTAAACTTCTGGATGTTGCAGTCAATACTTTATGTGTTGTTCCAACATCCGCTAACGAATTAAGTCCAATATCAGTTTCTATTTGGTCTATTGGTGCCCAAAAATACTTTTTATCAGTTCCATTTACAAAAGAAAAATTACCAGATCCTGTAGCTATTCCAACCTTTAAATCATGCATATTATAGTACCCACTTGAAGATACACTTGTAAAACTTCCCTTTGTTGCGTGATATTTTCTTGTTAAAGAACCACTCATACGACCACCACCGACATTTACAAATTTACCATCTTGAAATGCTGGTGGTATTACTGCTGGATTAGCAGAATCAATTTTTGCTAAAGTTACACCCTCTAATGTACCAAACGAACTTGTAGAATAAACTCTATTAGATTGAGTTGTAAATGTATTAGAACTTGCGTTTGGTGTTGATATACTTCCTGTATCACTAAATGATTGTGTTGCTATGACTTTAACATCAAATTGGGTAGGGCCACCACTTGTCAATCCACCTAAACCAAATAACTCCGTATCGGCTGATGACCTAACACTCGTTGAACCACCACTATTGGAATCAAAATCAACCGAATAAGTATTACCATTATCGTGATATACTGAAATACCACTAAAAATTGTAGTACCTGCTGATACCCAATCTTTATGAACTAAATAATTTATTGTTGCATTACTCAATGAAGTATGGTCTTGTGGTAAATAACCATCTACTGAATCAGTTCCACCTAAACTATTAGTATTTGTATCTACACTTGCAAATGTTTTTGTATTTGCAGTTGGTGAAGATGTATCTATTGAATGACTGATTATTCCAGCCATAAATCTTAAAATTTCACTTACATGAGATGTGTTATCAAAATTATTAAAATAACTTCCATCCAATCCTTCCCCCCACGCATTAGAAGTTGGATATCCGTTTGTAATATTATTTGTAAAAATTGCTGTAGATGCGGTAGGTGGTCCTGAATCAGTTCCAGTTCTTACGGTTAGGGTTGAACCCGATATTACAAGAGAACCACTTATTTGTATATCTGTGGTTGCTGATTGTACAGAACCAGTTGGTTGAAATATACCACTTGTAATTCCGTCTAAATTACTACCATCTCCATGAAATTCTTTTGCAATAATGTTAGCACTTGAACTAATATGATTACTTGCAGTGATATGACCGACAAATGTATGAGTGTCTGTAATTTCATCACCAAAAATATTTGAACCACTTGTATGAACTGTGGATGCCGTGACGAATGAGGATGTAATATTAGTTGTGTTTATACTTGTAGCCTCAATTGTACCTACGACTATGTTAGGTGTACCAGCTAAACCAGTTGATGTACCAGTTAAAGTTCCTACTATTGAATTACCAGTTATTGTTCCACTTGAACTTATGTTTGCACTTGCAGTTATATGTCCTGTTACATTAACACCACCTGCTTCTGTTGTTAGTTTTTCATTACCTGCGTGATATAGTTCAACTTTGAATGTTTCAGAATTAGTTTTTAGAAGAAGGTCATTATTTTCATCCATGGCCTTAAAATTAATTTTATTCGAACTTGGATTAATTGTAGCAGTAAAAGGTGCGTCATCATCATCGTGCAATCCCAAGAAAGTCATATTACCAGCATTAAATCTTATCCTATTATCAGTAAATCTGATGTTTGTATTTACATCACCTTTATGTCTGATGTATTCTGTAACAAGTAAATCCCCACCAACTTCCACATTATGACTTGCCGTAACAGCTCCTGATGCAAGCAAAGAACCAGTTATCTGTAAATCGTTAGTTGTGTTTTGACTTGAACCAGTTTGTTGAAATATACCACTTGTGATTCCTGTTAGATTAGAACCATCACCATAATAAGCTCCTGATACATATAATGATCCTGTAATCTGTGTACTACCCGAAACTTTTATATTACCTTCTGCACCATCTTGAATTCTCATCTTTTCATGCATTCCAGAACCATCAAATGTTTGAATGGAAATGTCATTTGTATCAGCTACAAACTCAATTGAGGCACCAACCGTACCACCTTGACCTTGAAAATCAATAGCACCTTTTTGGTCATTGTCTGTTCTTTGTAAGGTGACTACGGGAGTATCAGATTTTATATGTAATTCTGTATCAGGTGATGATGGTGACGAGTCTCCAAGTCCCACTCTATTATTACTATCAGTTACTACAATAGTATCACCGATATTCAACTTGTTATTGGATGACCTAACTAAAATCTTAGCATTAGGTGTTGAAGGTCCTGAATCTGAAAGTGTGATAGGGCCATCTGAGTAAATACCAGAACCACTTATGTGTCCACTTGCACTTACATCACCAACAACTTCTAATTCTTTTGTTGGGATTGCATTATTATTAGCACCTATATAAACTTTAACACCATTACCAAATGTTGCTCTTTTGCCAGTATCTTGGTCTAATGTTAACATAGTCTGTCCACCAGCGACTAATCTCATTAAATCTGCAGTGTTTGATTCTATCCAAGTTCCCTTGTCCGCCTCAAAGTATATTCTTTGATCATCACCTAATTGAATATCACCAGAAAGACCTAAAGAACCCGTAACTCCTGCACTACCCGAAACCTGTAATGAACCAGTTAATATAGTATCTAATTGTTTTAAACTTATGAGAGCCATTCAAATTCCCTATACTTTAAAGCTTCTTTGGCTTTCTTTTCTTCCCAATATAAAGTCATACCATGTGAAATATTTTTCTTGTGTTCCTTGGCCTTTGGTTGTTTCATTTTTTCAATAGTCTCCATTGCGAGTTTTCTATCCGATTGTGCACAAGACTTACATACGGCATTGTTCCCTACTGCACGGTCAAAAGTATCCTTACGAGTATAATAGATGATTCTACTACAATCAGGACACTTTCTGTTTTTTCTGTTGGGCCAAGTTCGTTTTCTCATACTAATAAATATCAAAAAGTAAAAATAGTAGAAGAAAAGTGGAAGATTAAATTAAATCCTGTATCATTTCCTCAATCTTTTTATTGAGAATTTTGATTTCCTTTAATCCTTTTTTAATCAAGGTAGGTTTACCTTTATTGATTCCTGAAAAAACCTTACCCATATTGACTTTCCAACTGTCTCCATAGATTCTTAGCATCAAAAATGAGCGTTTTTCATCACTCATCTTTTCATCGATTTTAAAAGGTGGTCTGTCAATATCAGTATAAACTTTTCCCAACTCTACATCAGTTCCACCTATTCTTTCAAATTCTGTAAGACCATCTGGTTCTCTGCCCTTCATCACAGGTTTAGACCACCTTTTTGGTAAATCTCTGAATGAAGTATCGTTCCATTCAGTTAATAAATCTTTTAGTTTAAGCATTTGAATCGCCAGTTTCCTTTCTCACATGCATTATTACATCATACTGAGTACCCCTGCCGTTGAATGCTATCTTCTTGTATGCATCAACCCACACTTTATCACCTTCGATTTCAATAAAAGCTGGCTGCATTCTTCCTGTTTTTTCAAATTCTGCCCCTCTTTTGAGTCTTACTCTTGGATGTCCTATATTACCAAGACCATTTCTCGTTCCGAATATTCTGTCTAAATCCTTACGCATTCCTTTGAGGGATTTATATTGTTTTTTAAATTTTGCTTCTGAAATTAAATCTCTAAGTTTTACCATTTTCTACAACTCCAGTAACGAGCCTTATGTCTTGGTCCAGGATTGTCACAATTATGTCTTGCTCTAAAGCTGGCTCTTGCTTTAGGATTAGATTTTCTAATCTTCATCGTACCACCCTTTGCTCCACCACCTTGACCAAAGTTAACTTTTACAACATTACCCTTTGGGTTTTTCACATATACTTTAAATTTTTTCACATCACCTTGCATCGGTTTACCAAGTTTTACCTTACGACCTTGATATTCTGCTTCTACGATACCATTTATTGTGTATCCCCATCCACCATCTTCAGAGAATATATCATAGGATTCTTTCTTTACACAATTAGGATACATCTTACCGAACATTTTCTTCATACCTTTTTTCTCATATCCTTTCCAACAAGCTTCCCATAACTCATCACCTATGTTATTTTCATTTACGGATTCATTAGCCTGTCTAAGTGCATCTCTAACTTTACTATGTAGTGACATTCCCTTGAAATACTTCTCAATCTTCTTAACTGCTCCTGTCATATCACCACCCATATCATGAGCTATCTTAATTGCCTTATCGACTTTTGATTTTGGAAACAGAGAATCAAGAAAATCTCCTTTCTTCTCATTTATGGATTCTTTAATTTTTTGAAGTATCTTCGGATCCTCATCACCAAACATACTAATCAATGTATCTTGTATCTCACCTCGTGAGTATCTCATCTGTTTTAATTGTTGTTTAGAATTATCTATCGCACCAAAGATAGGGCCGTATCCCTTTTGTTTTAAAAGTTTTTTGACTTGTGGTTTCATCCTTGTGCGTTCATTAACCTCGTCATCGTGTAATGGTTTTATACTTTTACCAGGATATCCTTCTTGTTTAGATTTTGCGTAAGCTATCCCATTTTCTAATTCACCTATTTTACTTTCATCATTATAGTTCATAGAACTCTTATGAGTACCAGGTGGATATTTAGATCTAATCGCTTGAATCTCTCTTTCGTAATTTTGAATAATTGAGGCTGTTCTATCTTCACTCACGGATTCTTTCTTCTTGGATTTGTTTCCCCAATTCTTAGCACCAACCTTACGACACTTTACTAATGCCCCACTTGCGTATGCTGAAGGCCAGACATCGTAACGAGCTTTGACCTTGTGATAACAAGCATCTTTCTTACCAGCCGCCTCATCGAACTGCTCTTCTGTAATTGGTTTACCAACTAATTCTTCTAACTTTAAGCTCATTTTACTTTCCTCTTGTTTGTCGTAATAATCTTTTGGATGAAATTTCATCTCAACTATTTTTCCATCCTTCTTAATACTTTTCCCATCTACTATTATTTCAACAGAATATGGTTTATCTGGTTTATCATACCAATAAGCCATTTTATATCCACCATTGTCTAATAGTTTTACTAATAGACCTCTGTCGTAATCTTTGTCCTCTGCTTTGAGAACTTTTAGTTCTCCTCTTGGTAATACTAAATCAGCCATTACTTCTTAGGTTTGGTTGATACTCTTATTGGTTTCTTACCTTGTCCTGCAGATTGTTTACCACCTCTACCTGCTTTATTTTGTGCTGCTCTCTTTCTACGAGTGGCAGATTCTTTTTCTTTTTTGGTCATATTGGCGGCCTTTGAAGCTGGTACACATTTAGCGTATCCTCGTTTCTTACCACTTGTTCCACAAGGTGGGTGTCCCCCGCCTTTCTTTTTCTTACCGATATTCACCCATTTGTCCTTGAACCATTTTCTTAAATTTTCATTTGTTGGTAAACCACAATTCACACATAGATTATCTCTGATAGTTTGTATCTGTTCTTGTGTCAAGTTTTCAACTGGTTCATATCCTCTTTTCTGTTTATCTTTTCTATCTTGATATCCACCTTCAACATCGTAATCACTATCGTCAAAATCGTATGTTGCGTGTTCTGCTCCTTTACCCGTTAGGTGAGCTCCACTATGATACTTGTGGTGTTTGAAAAAATCATCACTCACTCCACCATCAGCTTGTCTTTTAATTTTTTTATCAGAATGTTTTTTAACATTTTTAAGTTTTAATGGTAGAGAACCTGCCTCTAAAACTACCCTTAACATATGTTCGGTCAATCCTTCCCTTTTAGGGTCGTAATGTCCTAACATTTTATAAACATACATTTTATCAATACCCTTACCTTGAACCAAATTCTCACCGCCTTTTTGTAGTTGTCTATATCCACTTTTACTACCAGCCCCTATAGAACCTTGTTCGGGAGTTGCTGGAATACCACCACTTTCA